TGCCGGTCTTGCCCTTGGCGCCTTCGCCGTCACCACCCCCATCCTCGGAGTTGGTGACAAAAACCTTTTGCACTGCGCCGGCCTTGCCGCCACCCAGCGAGCCGCGCGCCAGGTTGAACAGCCCTTTACCCATCTTGAACGAACTGAATAGGCCCGTGAGCGTGACCAGCCCACCACCGACCAACGCGATCCCCGTCACCACCCCGGGTGCGCTGTCAGACATCGAGGTAATGCTTTTGGTGACCTTGGTCAGCGCCTCGGCCACCGTGTCCGTGACCGGGCGCAGAGCGTCCCCCACGCTGCGCATGGCGTCATCCATCGACTGAGCCATTTCGGCCCACTTCTGCGACGACGCCTCACGTCGCTCGCTGAGGTTTTTATCGAGGATGCCGGTGGCATCGCGCGAATCGTTTTTAAGCTGGCTGTACAGCGCCTTGTTCTGCATGAACGCCGACAGCGCGGCCTTGACCTGCATGTCAGCGAACAGGTCGCCGGTTTTCAGGGATTCTTCCAGTGAGGCCATCATGGCCTTGGCTTTCTCCGGGTCAGCTTGCTGGCTGATCTTGGACGTAGCTTCAGCCATCGCCGCCGCGCGCTTCGGATCGGTGGCCTGGATGTATTTCTGCGCCAACGCCATGCTGGTTTCGAGCGTGGACATGCCGTTTTGCAAACCGGTTTGCATCGAGCCCTTGTAGTCGATACCGGCCTTTTCATACGCTTTGACGGTGTCGCCGGAGCCGATTTTGCCCATCCAGTTTTTGAGGTTGTTCGCCGCCTCATCGGCGCCGCCGGCCGACTTCATCTGTACTTGCAGCATGGCACCCAACTGCGTCACCGCATCCATGCCGGTGATGCCCAGACTGCCCATGTTGGCCAACAGTTCAGGGAACCATTTCGCCATGTCGGCCGCTTCAAAGCTGCCCGCCTGCCCTTGATAGGCGATCGCTTCCAGCGCTTGCTGCATCTGTTTCGGGTCGGTGATCTTGGCGTTTTGTCCCAGGGCGTTGATCATCTTCGCCGTGTCGACACCGCTGGACCCCTGCCCCACGACAAACTTGGCCGCGACCGGCGCATATTCCAGGGCCTTGCTCAACTCCATACCGGCGCCAACCAACTGGTTGACCACGTCGGCCACGTCGTTGCGCGCCATCCCGGTGTCACGCGAGGTGGTGATGATCTTTTGTGACATCTCCTTTTCTTGTGGCTTGTTGGCAATCCCGGCCTTGATCGCGATGTCTCGCACAATGGCGCCGAAGTCCGCGCTGACTTTCGTCGGCACCGCCATAGAGCCGACGCCGACGACAGCGGCACCCACCGCTTTTTTCATACCGGACTTGCCGGCGTCCAGCTGCTGGTGCCCCTTGGCCTTCAGCTCGGCTTTATTGGCCGCCTGCCCCATGGCCCGATAGGACTTCTCCAGACGCCCGACTTCGACGCCCTGCTTTTTCAAGCTGTCCAGATTGGAGTTCAGCCGACTCAACAACTTGGAGGCTCCAGCGGCGCCGCTGTCGTGGGCCTTTTTCCATTCATCGCGCAGGCGAATGGTGTCGCCAATCGTGCGCTGCAGCACACGCGCCTTGTTGCCTTCTGCCTCGAGGCGTTTGATCCGCCCCGTCACGTCCTTGAACGCGGCGCCGACCGTCGAACTGACGGCGCCGCCGATCACTAGCCCGAGGGCGATCTTGTTTGCCATATCATGGCCCCCATTTGCACAGCCTTACCGAAGGCGGCTCAATCCGTGAGCCACCACACCATCTCAGCAAACGGCATCGACTGAATCTCAGCGGCGGAAAATCCGGTTTCCGCCGCCAGACGTTTCGCGGCCATTTTTATGACGCCGGGGTCAAACCCCGTTGTCTTGGTCCATACGAAAATAGCCGGCCTGCAGGCGGTTAAAATCCACCAGCTTCAGGCCCTCCAGATCCGCGACAGGCGCACCGGCCAACTCGGCAAACAACACCAGCTCGCGCTGCTCGTCATCGCCGCCCGCCTCACGATTCGCCGAACGCACGTCGCGCACGGTCGGTGAACGCAAGGCCAACTTATCGACCGTAACGCCGTTGATTTCGCTCGGGCACGACAGCGTGACCAGCACCTTATCGGTGGTGACCGACAACCACGACGGCATCGACGTCGAGTAATCGGTATCCGGTGCCAAGCGCGAATAGGCCGCCTGTACACGGCGATAGTCCACCAGCTTGAGGCCTTCCAGATCCTTCAAGCCGACCTCGGCCAAGCCCGCGAACAACATCAGCTCGCGCTGCTCGTCATCGCCGTTAGAGGCACGGTCGGCCGCTCGCACTTCGCGCACGGCCGGGGCGCGCAAGGTCAACGTCTCGACCTTAACCCCGTTGGCATCACTGGGACGCGAGAGGGTCACGATGGCGCTCTCAGGGGTGACCACCAGCCAGACCGGCAGCTTCTTATCGTTTACTTGAGTCATCTGAATCTATTCCCTTAGAGGCCAAGCGCGGTGCGCACTTCGGCCAGCTGGTCTTTGCCGTCGATCACCTGAATACCGGCGACCATGTCGATTTCGTACATCAGGCGCCCGTCGATTTCGAGCTTGTAGTAGGCGACTGCGATGGCGTGTTTGATCTCCGCCGGGTCACCAGCCTTCCAGTCGCCCAGGTCGACCTCTTTGAGCCGGCCGCGCAGGGTGGCGACCACTGCCGTCACTGCGCCCTTTTGCCCCCTGAACGCACCACGGAAAGTCGCATTGAAGGCCGTGCCATCGGCCAGACCGAAGTACTTCAACGACTCACGACGCACGCCCTTGGTGACAAAGGACGCCTCCATTTTTTCCAACCCCTGGTCCATCTCGATGGCACCGGCCATGCCACCACCGCGATACTCGTCGGTCTTGCTGGTCAGCTTGGGCAGGGTCAGGCTCGGCACGTCGCCGGAGAAGTTCACGCCATCAACGAACAGGTTCGTGTTAAACAAAGTTTGAGGAATCATTGACTAGGCCCCTTAGGCTGCTTCAAGAACTTCGGTCATCCACTGATCGGTGACTTCGAAAAGGAAATTCGGGTTTTCAGCCGGCGGCACGTCGGTGAAGCGAATGCGCCAATACACTTTGCCCTGGGCGATTTGGCTGGCGGTGTTCAGTTCGGTGTCTGGGTAGACTTCAAAATTAATCAGCGCGCCCCGATTCCTTTCGTCGCTCATGAATGCCTGAAGCCCGTCGGTCACGTCCTTGACGTAGGTCTTGGTGATCGAGCGGTCAACGGCCCACTTGTGGCCGGCTTGCACCGCATCCATAAGGATGAACAGCGTGCGCACACGGGTGACGAACGCCCATTTCGGATCGCTCGACAGCGTACGGTTGCCCCACAGGCGATAACCGTCGTCGCGGATGATCGTCGTGATATTGGCGTTGTTCAGCAGGTTGGCCCGGCACGTCTCGTCGCCGTCCAGGTACTCGACGGCTCGGGTGGTGCCGGTGATGCCGACGAACTCCTTGTTCGACGGCGACGCCCAGTAGCCGTACTCAGCATCGGTCCAGGCGAACAAGCCTGCCACCCAGGCCGAGCCCGGCGCATCGACCGTCTTGCTGGTGCCGGTGTCCCAGTACTGAACACCCGGGTCGACCATGAACAGGTTGCGACTGCCGAAGTTTTCGGCGTAGGCCATGGCGGCCTCATCCGTGGTGCCAGGACCATCGATGATGCCGATGGCGCGCAGCTTCTGCGCCAAGCCATCGAGCGCCGTGGCCACCGCCTGCGTGGCCGTGTGCCCCGGCGCGATCAACAGCCGCGGCTGAGCGTTAAACAGGCTTTTACCATCGAGCAAGGCCTGTAGGCCGGTGCGCTTACCGGAAGCCAGAACCCCGCCAATGATCGCCGAGGTTTGCAGCGCAGCATCTTCCAGCTTCGGCACACCGATGGCGACGATCACCGCCTTGGCCTTGGTGTAGATCGCCTGACAGGCCTTGGTGATCGCCGAATCGGCGCCGAAGGCGGCAATGGCTTCGCGCTCGGTGGTGATCAACTTCAGTTCGCCGGCCAGCGCCGTACCGCCGCCGAGGATGCCCGGGGTGAAGGTGTCGCACAGCCCGATAATGGAAGACGACGGCAAGGAAATAGTGCGCGCCCCGGTCTTGATATCGGTGGTCGTAACGCCGTGAAAGAAACTCATAAAGCTCAATCTCCAGAAACGAAAAAGCCCCGTATAAGCGAGGCTGTGAGGGATGTTCGTGTTACGCGTAACGGAAAAGAAAACGCCCCGTCAGTGCGGGGCGTTTAAGGGGTTTGGCTGGCCACCCATTCGGGCACCACAGGCCGAGAATGCTCGGCCGGAAAATCGGCCGATGCGGGCCAGTCACGCAGCGCTTTGATGTACACCAACAGCTCCGCGTACTGCTCGGCAGAGATCGTCGTTTCGCCCCCTATTTCAACCTCGTCGCGATGCCGATCACGCAGCCAGGTTACACGCAGGATTTCGGCATCACGCCAAGCCCTACCAGCAGCCTCTGGTGCGTCTGGCAGCGGCTCGACGACAGGGGCCGCGAAAGCCAAATAGGCTTGGTAGCGCGGATCGTCTTCACTTACTTCCCCTTGAAAGGCGCAATACTTCTCAGGCTGCCGACACCCGAAAATGCCAATAACCTCAGACTCGGCAGCATCTTTAAACTGAACGAAAAGAACTGACATACTTCCCCCTAACTTAGAATGTGTAACCAGAACCGAGCACGCTGTATCTGCCAGGCCCAGTACCGATAGTTCGGATGGTGTACATCATTTGAGATTCTACGATTGGCATATCGCTGAATGGGGTCTGCGCAGTGCCAGTCGCCAGAACGAAAGCATTGAAAAACCTTCCTCCGATTCCGGAAGCAGTGGCGGCGATGTCCATAGCCACTGACGTGCCGGAAGCAGAGTTGTTGCTTGCGACAAGCTGGCCGGAAAGCGTCTTGGCATTTTTCGGCACGAACCCTGCGATAGACACCGGCGCTAGAGTTGCAGTATCGCTGTTAATGTCGAGCAGCCCGACAAACGCCGATGAGTAACGTCGATCTTCTTGGTAGCCTGCGACGAATAAACTGCCAGCAACCCGCCATACACTGATCAATGCCGAGGCGGTGTATCCAGCCGGAAGAACACCCGCGCACAGGTTTGGCGCCACGATTGCGGTCGTATCAACAGCGATTGCCCCCTGCAACCCAGTATCGGGGTTAAACAGGGCATAAACCGACACATAACCATTGACCGGTGCGGCGCCCACGTCCATTGCCCCGAGGCCTTTGGCCGCCGAAGCCAAATTGATTGGCTGGCTGAAATTCTTAAGGCGGTAGCTTGTTCCGCCGGCATCCTCGACCACCACCCAGTCAGCGGCAAATGTTGTCACTGCAGACGCCGCAGCGACTGACGCGCGGAGCCCTCTCACACTGCCAGCAATCGGCCCATTTTTGCCCAGCCTATCGACGGTGCTAGCCAGCGCCGCAATATCAATGTTTCCCTGATTGATCGGCGCGTTCCAGGCCTTGATGCACCACATAACCGCCAAGTTGCGGCCGCGCGTTTCAGACTCTGCACTTTGGCTGTATGTCCGTGGGGTTCCAGACGGGACAGCCGTACCGTTGTTGTCCCCAGCAGTTCGCAACACCCAATCTGCGACCGTATCTTTCAGCACCATGTTGGGGTTTAACCCCATAGGATCAAAGGCTTGACCGCCTCCACTCTCTGTTGGGAGGTAGTGGAAGTGGTTTTTAAGCGAGTCGCCTTGCAGGCTACCGATAGCACGACCAGCATCCACTCCGCGCCCATGGTCCCAGCCACGCAGGAACTCGCCCCGCGATTCCGGCAGCCGGAAATTGCCCGCCCCTTCGTTGCCCAGGTTGAAGGCAGTACCGAGGAACGCCGCCAG